AATATACCTTTCTTATTCGTCATGTTTCGCGCTCTTTCCTTGGTCAAATAACACGGCAACGTACTGCCTCTCCCACCTCTGGATCTCAACATTATCAAGACTACAGTGATTATCCTGTTTGTATTTCCGAAGAACTCAAGGCAACAGAGCTAGCAGAAGTAAACTTCTGGAACTCGTTTGGCGACTATCATCACGCAATTGGTCAGCTTGGTATACCCAAAGAAGAAGCCAGACAAATGTTACCTATGGGTGCAGCTACCAATTATCTATGGACTATTGATGCTTTAAATCTTGCTAAATTCTTACGACAACGTTTATGCAATCGTAATGTCATGGAAATGCGAATTTTTGCTAGCAAGATAAAAGCTATAGTAACATCTCATTTTCCTGAACTTTTTAGTTTTATAGGCCCTCAATGTTGTATGAGTGAATGTTATCAAGGTAAGCTTGCTTGTAAGGAAGGACTCTATGTTGACCCTTGCCAAAATAATTGAAGAAATCAAAGATTATCAGAAGGCTATGGGCTATGAATATGCTGAAATGTCTTCTGATGAGCGAATGCAGACTCTGCGTAATTACTCTGTCGCTCTTATGATGGAACAAGCAGAGCTGTTGGACGAGGTAAGCTGGAAACCTTGGAGAACTTATGAATCACAAGTGCCAGAACCCAATATGAGTAATGTGGCACGCGAATGGGTAGACATGTTGTTTTTCTTAGTTAACCAAAGTTTTTGTCTAGGCCTCACTGTTCAGGATATTGAAGCAGCTTTTGCTCGTGTCCTGATTAATAATCGTAGTCGGATTCTTTCTGGCTATTCACATGTCAAAACGCGAAAACGTTTAGACGCAAACCGCAACAAGGAGAAAACGTTATGATTACATGTATTTGTCGTATTAGTTACCCAGTTCTTTTTGAACCAAAGCCTAACCCATCGGGGGCGTTAAAGTATTCATGCTCCCTTCTTATCCCAAAGACTGATAAAGCTGGTGTTAAAGCATTTCAAGATGCTATTGAGAAAGCTAAGTTGCAGGGTAAAGAAAAACTGTGGAAAGGTAAAATCCCGCATTTTCGTTATATGCCTTTACGAGACGGAGATGCTGAACTCGAAACAGGGGAAAAAGAAGGCAAGGAATACGAAGGTATGTATTTCATTAATTGCTCTTCTAATGATCCCCCTGGTGTGGTTGGGCCCAACGCAAAACCTCTAATGGACCAAGGAGAGATTTATGCGGGCTGCTATGTTCGAGCTGATGTTAATCCTTTTCCCTACGACAATAGCGGCAATAAAGGCGTCGGATGGGGCTTGAACAACGTCATGCTTATTAAACAGGGAGAGCGTCTTGACGGACGCCAGCGAGCTGAAGATGCCTTCGCGAACTATGCAAGTGAGCCTGACGGAGATGCCTTTGACCAGGCGGTTGCAGGAGGAGCTGACGACCTAATATAATGTAATATCGCGTGTCACAAGGGGCGGGAAACTGCCCCTTTAACTCGCCCCATAATATACACTTTCTGTATACAGGAGGATAAAATGGCTTTTGATGCTTTTCCAGATGTTGCCAATAAAGATTCTGAAAATAAGTATCTAGCTGGTGCAATAGAAGATCTTTTACCTGCTCTTAAAGAGATTATAAAAATGCAGGCTAGCAATCTTAAACCAATCGGTAAATATGAAAGGTCTTCCTGGATGACTTGCCCTAAAGAAGTTTACATAGATGCTTTTTGGCGACATGTATTAGAAGGCTTTGATACTATAGATCCCGCTACTGGTAAACCTCATGATCTTGCTATAGCTTGGAATGCCATAGTTCGAGTATGGTTTAGACTTAAAGAAGAACAAGCTAAGCCAGAAGAGAAGTACCATTCTTAAAAAGAAAAGGAAAACGAAAAATATGCACACTGATCTATTCCTAGACTTTGAGACATTTAGCGAAGTCGATATAGAAGAAAAAGGCGGTATGGCTTATGCTCTTGATGATTCAACGATCCCAATATGTATGAGTTGGGGTTTTGAAGAAGGTCCAATATCTTTATGGACACCAGATCAAGGTATACCTCCTGAAGTTTTTGATCACGTTACTTCAGGAAGAGCTATTTATGCTCATAATGCTACATTTGATTATCGTATTTGGAATTATATATGCGTTAGAGATTTTGATTGGCCAGAATGGACTTTAGATCAAACAGTTGATACTATGGCATTATGTCAATGCTATGGTCTTCCTGGTGCTTTAGATAAAGCTGGTCAAGCTCTTAATGTAGATTTTCCTAAAATGGCGGGTAAAGCTCTTATTAAACGTTGTTGTCAACCTCAGCCTATTAAAAGAGGTAAAAAGATTATAGGATATAGACATCCACATCCTACAGATGCACGAGACGCTGTTCAATTTCAACAACTTTATAAATATGCAAAACGAGATACTCAAAGCATGCGTGAGATTGTATCTAAGTTACCTCGAAGAAGGCTTATTCCAATTGAGCATGAAATATGGAAAATGACATTTATGATGAATGAAGTTGGTCTTCCATGTGATCCTGCTGAAGTAAAAGCAATTGTAGAACGGATTAATGAATTTCTTGAAACTGAATCATCTCGCTTGCATACTATCACCAAGTACTTCCTAAGCTCGCCGTATCAGTATGCAAAAATCAAAACTTTTTGTGCAAAGAATGGTTTTCCTATTGATAATTGCCAAGGTGACTACCTCAATGATCTTTTAGATGATCCTGACTTAGAAATACCTGATATAGTAAGAGAGGTATTAACTCTTCAACAAACTTTAGGTAAAACCTCTACTGCTAAATTTAAAGCTTTTAATAATCTTATGGTTCCAAGTCCTAATGGTGATCCTGATGATTATAGAGTTCATGATACATTTTGTTATCATGGTGCTGGGCCAGGAAGATGGGCAGGTCGTGGAGTTCAACCACAAAACTTCCCGCGGGCTAAATCAAAAGATCCTGAGGGTTCTATTGCTAAATTTATAAACAGAGAACCCATAGAAGATCCAATAGATGCTGCTAAAAAGCTTGTACGATCAATTGTTAAAGCACCTAAGGGCTATAAAATCATAGTTTCAGATTATAGCTCCATTGAAAATAGAATTCTAGCATGGATTGCTGGTGATCAAAAAACTTTAGATCGTTTTGCAGCAGGTCATGATCAATATATTGATATGGCTTCAGCTAGATATCATGTCCCATATGAAGAAATTGCAAAGGGTTACATATCCAATATACAAGCATATAAAGATATGAGACAAATGGGTAAAGTTATTATTCTTGGTTGTGGCTATGGTATGGGATGGGAAACTTTCAAGAAAACGGCTTGGAAACAATTTCGTCTTTATATGACTGAAGCTGAAGCTAAAATGGCTGTTAATACTTATCGCGATGTTTATTATTTAGTTCCAGAATGTTGGAAAGGATTACAACTTGCGGCTATACGAGCTATTAAAACGGGTAAACGACAAACTTATGGTCTTATTACATTTGGGACTGCTGTCGTTAATCGTATTAGGTGGTTGGCTATGCGTTTACCTTCTGGTAAAGCTATTTATTATAATTCTCCTGGAGTGGAATATAGACCTATTCCTAAATTTGAAAACTCTGGCCCAGTTGCTACAGTGGTTAATTATGGAGTAAATCCTTATTCAAAGAAGTGGGGTAAGCTTGCTCTTATTCCAGGCCGTATAACAGAGAATGCTGTTCAAGGCACAGCTAGAGAAGTTATGGCTCATGGTATGCTTAATGTAAAAAATAGAACTTCGCACATCCAATTAATAGGAACTGTACATGATGAAGCTTTAGGGTTAATTCCAGAGAAACGAGCTACATCATTAGCTTTAGAAGAATTCAATAAGAATCTTTGTGATATCCCTTGGGCAAAAGACTGTCCTATTAAGGCTGAAGGATTCATAGACTCTCGTTATAAAAAGGTATAATTATGATTCTAGACGATGTTTCATTAGATGATGTACGGGTTGCTAAACTTAAAAGAGCTATATCCAACTGGGTAAAAGTTTCTGACATTATTTATAAAGAAATAACTGAACAAGATTTATTAATTATGATGAAGATTGAAAAAGCTGGCAAAAACCGCAATTATATACTTTCTCGTCTACACTCTCGATATTGTCGATTACGTATGGCCAGGGAAAGAAAAGACTTATTAAGGGGGTCTAATGAATGATATAATTTTTGATGATCATTATATGTTAGAATGTAGTTCTTGTCAATTTAGGTTACCACTACCTATAAAAGATGAAAAACAAATACAATATATGTTTTGTGCCAATTGCGATACTCCAGCTTCATTTAAGATTGCTTCATGGACAAATAAAGACATGCGTGAGAAAGTATATAAAGTGAATGTTTATGAAAGAATCAGAAAAATCGACTGAGGCCTATTTATTTAAACAAATGCGTAAAATTGGTGGATCTGCACATAAATATATGTGTCCAAGTCACCGAGGTAAGCCTGATCGTATTTGTGAATTTCCCAATGGCTTAGTTGCTTTTGTTGAAGTAAAATCGGAGGGTAAAAAGCCTGAGCCCCATCAATTAAGAGAACATGAACGTATGAAAAAGCGTGGCCAAATTATAGAGGTCATAGATACAAAAGCTGGGATTGATAAATTTATTGAATTATATGGGAGGATTGACTATGAGCTCAAATTATGCGAAGTTGTTGAAGGATGTAGAGAATCGATCAGGAAGCTTGGCTTTATTAACTTTAGAAGGAGCTGATAAGTTTACTCAAGAAATATTATATCATACGTATCATCCAACCAGGAAGTACTATATAAAGAAACTTCCATGGACAGGTAAAGGTTTATATGATCTGTATGAGTCTCAGGAAATATGGAAAGCTATATTAGATAGAAGTGCTCTTCGACTCCTTTCTGGTCAACATCAAAAAGATACTTTTAAGACATTTATTGAGAGTCTTACTCCTGAAGATGCTGAGCTGTTTAAGAAAATAGTAAAGAAAGATTTACGTATTGGTATAGGCATAAAATCTATTAACTCAGTTTTCCCTGAACTAATACCTGAATTTGGATTTATGAAAGCCAAAGCTTATGATGAAAAACGCTTGGAAAAAGGTTCCTATGTATCTCTTAAAATTGATTGTATTAGAGCTATGCTACGGGATAGGACATTATATTCCAGTGGAGGTAATGTAATTACTGGAGTGCAGCATATTGCAAAGCAATTTAAATCTGGAGATGAGTTTGATGGGGAACTTACTATACCAGGTAAGATCTTTCAAGTTGCCTCTGGAATGCTAAGAAGTAATAACGATAACCCTAATGCTGTTTTTAATATCTTTGATGCGCCAGGTATAGGAGCCCCATTTTGTGAACGATATGAAGCTATGGAGCAAATGTCAAAATACTGGCCAGAGAATATCATTTTGTTAAAACATATCGTGGCTAAAAGTCCCGAACATGTTAGACACCAATTTGCTGTGGCTCTTGACCACGGCTATGAAGGTCTAGTTGTGAAGAGTCCGGGGCACTATTATCAGCTTAAGCGTTCTTGGGATTGGATGAAAATAAAGGCCGCAGACCCTGAAGAAGTGACTATCATAGGATTTAATGAAGGTACTGGAAAATTTGAAGGAAATCTCGGTAGCGTAAAATGTCGTAGAAAAAATGGAGTCATTGTAGATGTTGGCGGATTTACTGATGAAATTCGGTGGCATATTTGGAATAATAAAGATTTATGGTTAAATGAAATTATTGAGATTTTATATCATGAAGAGACTCCTGACGGTTCCCTGAGACATCCTAGATTTAATTATAAAAAAGATGCTAAAGTACATCGGCATCGCTGGGACAAGTCAGGCAGACCGTTAAAGACTTGGTCTAAGAGTATTCGAACTTCCTAAAAATAACCTATTAATATTACTCTAAAACTGATTTAAACAAGCCTCATTCGCTCATATTTCAACTTTTATTAGTAGGCCTATAGGTTAGTACTAGAATAAAAATAAAACTCGATATAGATCGAATAAGGATCCGAATGAATTTTCAAAAGCTACGGGAAGAACTAAAAGAAAAGGCTATCGAAGAAGTAATCACAACTAAATCTGGGTTTGGCTATAAATTAAACACTGGTGAGTTTCTACAGACAATGCTTAAACCAGAGTTTAAACTCTATTATAAGCGTAAACTAACACAGCTTACTGTTAAAGAGTTTGCAAGTATTATACCCGTAATAATTAGACCCTATCAAAGAGCTGCAATACAGTTTAGTTTAAAGCACCCGGCGTCTTATCAAGCTCTCGATATGGGTTTAGGTAAGACTGTTGTATCTTTAATATGGATAGCTAATGTCATGAATAAAGATCAAAAGGTTAAAGGTACTTTAGTTTTAGCTCCTTTAAGAGCTGTCTATTCTACATGGCCAGAAGAGATTGATAAATGGAGACCTGATCTTAATTATATAATTCTTCATGGTAAAGATAAAGCCGTAAATCTTAGACAATCACGAAACTTGTATATAATGAATTATGAAGGTCTTCCATGGTTATGGAATGAACTCCGCAGTTATTATAAAAAGTATAAAAGAATGCCCTTTAATTCTATTATTATAGATGAAGGATCTATGGTAAAGAGTACAAGGACTAAACGTTTTAAAGTTTTAAAATACTTAGTAAAAAATATGACTCCCTGGAGAATTATATTAAGCGGAACTCCGGCTCCTAATTCTCTTCTGGATATCTGGCCGCAATATTATTTATTAGACGGAGGTAAACGATTAGGTAGAACAATTACAGGGTATAAATCTCAATACTTTATGCAAGTAGATCGTATGGGTTTTGTGTGGAAATTAAAGCCGTTTCAAGAAATTCCTATTTATAATTCTGTGGCTGATGTTACTTATAGACTAGATGCTAAAGATCATTTAAATGTACCTGAACGTATTGATAACATTATTAAAGTTAAATTAGACTCTAGTTTAATGGTGAAATATAAACAATTAGAAAAAGACTTTTTTACACAACTTGAAGATGAACGAATTGAAGCCATTAATACTATGTCTAGGTCTATGAAACTCCGTCAATTTATACAAGGCGGTATGTATGATGATGAAGATGCTGATAAACCTTCTGACCAGAGAAGAGTTATTTATATACATAATCAAAAACTTAAAGCATTGGAAGAACTTGTTGAGGGTGCCGCAGGACAAGGCATACTATGCGCAATACAATTTAGATTTGAGTTGCGTATGATTAAAAAGAAGTTTCCTAAAGCTCCTATTGTAGCTGGTGGAACTAAACCTGCAGACGCTACAACATATTTTCGAGAATGGAATGAGGGTAATGTCCCATTATTATTGTGTCATCCTAAGAGTTTAGCTCATAGTATTAATTTACAACAAGGCTCACATATAATTTTATTCTATGGGTTACCATGGAGTAGTGAACAATATGAACAGTTAATAGCTCGGCTTGATCGTAGTGGACAGAAAAAGAATGTTATAGTTCATCATCTTGTAATTAAAGGATCTATTGATGAGAAAGTTTTCCAAGCACTATCACTGAAGATTAAAGGCCAAGCCGATTTTCTAAACTTTTTAAAAAATAATGGAGGATAAAATGGAAAAGTTTTGCAATAAAACAGGATGTAAAGCATTAGCTACTCTTAAGCATATCTATGTTTTAAAAGGAGATATAAGGCTTACAGCAAGTAGTTGTAAAGAACATAGTGATGAAGTAAGTGAACAGTTAAATATAGAAGGAAAGGAGTTTGAAAATGACATTAGAAGATAAATTGATTAATGCACCCTGTCCATTTTGTACTTATAACGGCCCAGGATATTTTCAAAAAGGAACTCATGCTTCTGCATGCCCGTATTATTCTGTAGGTGGTAAAGAGCAACGAATATCTTTTTTGGCTCCTTTTATAATTGATTTAATCAAACAATATGTAGAAGCTGTGGCCAAAAGGGAACGCGAATTTACAAAAATATACGTACTATATGATGCACGAGCTAAAGGAGGTGATACAGATAAAGCTTCAATATATGTTACCGCAAGTTCTGAAGCCGAAGCTCGTGAAGATGGTCAAGATGAAGCTTGGCAAGACGGTATCTGGTATGAGTATGATATAATAAATGAAGAATTAATTAACGGCGTAGCTAGATGGGACTTACCACCAACTAACTATGGAAAGGAATCTGATGACTAAGAAAAAGAAAAACACGGTAAAAGCAGAATTAACCTTTGGACAAGTTATATTATGTCCTAATATTACTAACATCAAACAATCACGATTAAGTAATGGCGCAGTATATAGATTACTTGATATGACTTTTGTCAGAATATTAAATCCAAAAATGCCCCCTGATATGCCTCCTAAAAGAGAAATATTTGTATTAAAATACGACAATGATGTACAACAATTTATGTTTGAAAATAAAGAGCTTTTATGTGAGGCTATGACCAAAAGAATTAAAGAACATCCAGAGTATTCAGAAAAGTTTGGTAAAATACTATTATGATATATTCAGCTAAATGGGATAAAAGATATTTAGAGCTTGCAAAGACTGTAGCTAAATGGTCTAAAGATCCTCGCAAGAAATGCGGAGCTGTTATTGTTCACAAGGGTAAAGTTGTAGGCCTAGGATATAATGGTTTTCCTAAAGGCGTAAATGATACTGAAGCCAGACTTAGAGATCAAGTCCTAAAGCTTAAGATTATTGTTCATGCCGAAGTAAATGCTATTATAGCTGCAGAAGGAAAAGGTGATTCCATTTATACTTGGCCTCAGCTTCCTTGTGGACAATGTATGGGTCATATTATCCAAGCCGGTATAAAACGTGTAGTAACTAAGCCACTAAGTCCTGAAACTAAATGGGATCAAGACTTAGTGACTGAAGTAGCTAAAGAATCAGGAGTTGAAATAGTAACGTATTAATATTTATCAATTTCCTTGGCTAAAGCTTCACGTTTTTTACGCTTTTTATTTATTTTACCAAAGTCTGATTTTCTTTTTACTGGGTCACTGCTATAAGCATCCCGCACTTGTTTAACAGTACTTTCTGCTTTAAAACCTTTAGGAGCACTTGGAGCTGAACCAGGTACTTTGGGTTGCATTTTCTTTGTTCTTTTAAACCAGTCTTTTACACTTTTAACAAGTCCTTGAGTAGGCATTATTTTTTACTCCTATTTTTAGATTTACTAATTATTGCCAAGTTACTTCGTTGAGTATTAGCCGGATTATTATCTTTATGGTGAACGTCTTTTCCATCTCCTTTCTTAACTAATCCTTGGCGAGCTAAGAGTCTTCTAGATTTATTACGCTTAGCTCGCCGTTTGATTTGTTCAGGTTTTCCATGATATAAAGCATATTCTCTTTTATAATCACGCGGCTTTGGCATTCTTAGCCCTCCGAACTTTTTCTGCATTTTTAAAAGACCTTGTACTTTCTATATCACCATTAGCCCATTTTACAAAGTCTCGATGATATTTGCTGTCTAAAATTTCAAGAGACGCTTGTAAATAATTTTGTTCATATAAAGCAAGCCACATTTTCTTGAAACCTAAAAGTTTAGCTAACCCCATATTATAGCCCATATCCAGGAGAACTTCTTGTATATCTTCAGGTAATTCCGTGAAAATAGCATAAGTCTGCATAAGGCCATTATAACAAGTCATAAGACCAACCCAAGCAAGAGCTTCGGCTTCGGCTTCTGTAATACCTTTGTCAAGATTAAAACCGTAACCTATAGAAGTAGCCCCCGCTGGGCATTTATAAATGTTTTTTCTAAAACCCTCAAATAGCTTTACATTTTCTAAAGCACGATTGACAATATTATTTTCCATTCTCATCTCCTTAAACATCTGGTAAGTCCTCCGGACGATTTTCTTCAAATTTTGTTTTCTCTTCCCAAAAGAGCTGTTCAATTTCAGCATCAGTTTTCCCAGCTATTTTCATGCTAGTAAAACATATTTGCATAGCTAATTTGACACCTTCTACCACTAATGCACTTGTTGCTGGATCCATAAATTACCTCCTATAAAAGGCTTAAAAGAGTTTCAAGGTTAGAAACTATAGAAGTTTCAAGGTCTTTTTCAGGAATTACTCCGTTATCGGCATATCCTACATAAACATTAATCATAGGATATACCCTGGTTAAAATGGCTTTCTTTTCCCTTAGTACTTCTTTTTGAGCTTCTGTTAAATCAGTACGTATTGCTTGAACTTTATAATCCTCATATTGAGAATTATAAACGCTAAGCATCCACACCGATTTTTCTTTCGGGCTCATCTCCTGGTATGGTTTCGGAGTCGTGTGGCAAGCCAGTGTTAGGAATCCTA